GCAGGTCCGATCTACCCTTGATAAATACATCGAAAAGTTTAATGCGCTATTGGATGATGAGTTGGTAGATGACGAAGAGATCGGTGAAGAGTTAAGGTCTGTGCCATCATTCGCTGATATGCCATTCCATGAACCAATGGACGATTCGTGGAGCTTCACGGCGAAAGAAGCCGACGAAGTCCTGGGGGATCCCGAAGACTGGGATCGCTTTAAAAAGGCTCACGCTTACTTTGATCCAGATAAAGATGAGATCAAAGGTGGGTATAAACTTCCTTTTGCCAAGATGTCAGGTGGAAACCTGAAAGTATATTGGCGTGGAGTGGTTGCTGCCATGGCGGCAATCAATGGTTCACGCGGGGGTGTTGACATCTCCGACGACCAAAGGAAGAAGGCTTATGACATGCTTTCTCGTTATTACGACAAAGCTGATAAAGAGCCACCAGAGTTCAACCAAGCAGGCGGTAGAAGCGAGAGTGCAGATCAAGCACTTGACATAACCGCCGAGATGGGTGAAAAATCTACCCAGGACGACGCTCATAGAAGCGCAGAAGTAGAACTTGATACAGTCACACTAAAACCTAAAGAGGAGCGCGTCATGTCCGACGACATCATTGAAGAGACCGCGCCTGTCACCGAGAGCAAAGAGAATGTTACACTTGAGGCGATTACTCGCTCCATGGGTGCAATGGAAGCTTTGCTTGGCAAACTTGTTGAACGGGACATGGCGCAAACGGCAGAATCACCACAGGAAACTGTGGCGGAAGAAGCCCCTAAAGTAAACGAAGAGGCAGAATTGCTTCGTTCGCGGATCACAGAAATGGAGAGCAAGCTTGCCCGTATGGCTAGCCGCCCTGTCCGTTCTGGTTACGCACACAACCCAGCAGACATTCGTTCTCGTCAGCCTGGCCGTATGGGTGATTTCATCCGTACTGTCGATGAAGGCCAAGGCGGGGCAAGTGTTCTAGCTGCTGTTTGTAAGGAACAATCGGAGCGACGCGAGTCTGAAGATCTTATGCAACTGCCTACCCGCAACTCTCTTGAGAAGGATCTTCGGACGCTTCTTGAGGCAGCCGTTGCAGATGGCATTATTACAACCCCAGACGACCGTATGGGTTGGAGGTAATCATGGCTGGAATTATTAACCCTAACTGGGCCAACCTTGATGTGAACCGTCGCCAAGCATTCGAGCGTGCAATCAACGTCTCGGGTGCTGGAACTGTTCTCATTCAGAACTACGTCAACAAAATCATTCAGCAGCTTACGCTGCGTGAGTTTGGTGCTCTTGGTACTATGGACCGACGTCCAGGCCAAGGCTCCGCTGCACTTATCAACCGTCGTACCGCATCGGCTATGACGGCTGCAAGTGAGTGGGTTGCTGATACTGCTACTGTAGCTGAGTCTACTGGTGCTTATGCACAAAGCAGCTTCACATACCAGACCCTCGTTACCCGAGGCAAAGTCACTCGTAAGATGCGTGCCCGTGGCCGTAGCTACATTGACATTCTTGCTGAGGAAATGACTTGGAAGCTTGACGACTTCAACAATGCGTTGGAGTCTGCACTCTTCATCGGAAACTCCACTGCGCTTTCCACCCAGATTGATGGGTTGTTGACGCAAATCGGTGCTGTTTCTGGGCAAGTCGTTGCCAACACGAGTGTTGCTGCTGGTGACAGTTTGACCTTGGCTAAGCTGGACGAGGCCATTGACTTGGTGAAGGGCGGTGCAGGCCGTTCGGATCTTGTCATCTATGCCTCTTACACTGGTGCTCGTAAGCTGAACGCTGCGCTTTCTTCCCGTCAACGCTTTGACGATATGACTGAAATCGCTGCTGGCTTCCGCGTCCGCACCTATGATGGAATCCCAATCGTGGTTTCTACCGGCGTGCCAGATGACTTGACTTGGTCTGGGACGGCTATCACTGCCCTCCACAGCGAAACAACCAACCCAACGACTGCACTTGTCGTTGTGAACAAGCGGTACAACTGGGTTGAGGAGCTTACTCCTACAACCATGATGCCACTTGCTCGCGATGATTCGCAGTTTGAGCAGTTTGACCTCTTCTGGGATGGCGCACTTGTGTGCGCAAACACCCTAGGTGGCGCTCTTGTCGGCGGTATCAACGTCTCCTAATAAGCGTTGATTCCCATAAAAGCCCCGGTCAGCACATAGTGGTTGGCCGGGGCTTTGCGTTTCGTGATACAGTCTCAACGGAGGTTTTTTATGCCCATTAGAAGAGATATTCCTAACGAAGAGTCATACAACTTTGTGTTCACCAGAAAAGGTATTTGCACAGATGAGGGTGACACCCAAGCAATTCAGTTTCAGTCTTATGCTGAAGTAAAAGAAACACGCCTTGTTGAGTTCCATGGCGAGTTTATCCATGCGCTCTTTATTCGCACCAAGGAAGCAGCACAGAGGGCCGCATGTATGGGGTGGCAAGAAATCACGCCCCAGTGGAAAGACATCTTAGACAAGGCCCGTGTTGCCCCAACAACGCCCAGCCAAAAGTTGATTGTTGATACTTTGAGCGAAGGCGAGTGGAAGTCAAAGAAAGATATTGTAGAGGCAGCCAACATTAAGGATACCGAGTGGAGAACAGCCATCAAAACATTGATGGAGCGCGATATTGTTGAATGCAACTTCAGCAAGCACGCTCGGAAAAGAGCCTCAAACCGTAAGTACATGTACCGATTAGTCCCAGCTTAAGGTGTTCTATGGCAGATCTAACAACTAGAGTAAAAGTGAAACGTGTACTGGGCATCCCCAGTGCCGTTACTATGCACGATACCTACATTGACGATCTACTAGAAGTAGCTGATGAGCAAATCATTGCCTACACCGGAATGGCAGCGGTTACTCAAACTACTGTCACTGAAAAGTACAACATTACCAGCACGGCAGAAACTGAGTTTACTCTCAGGAACTTTCCTGTGATCTCAATTGCTGCTGTAAAAAGCTCTGGCTCCACATTATCTACTGAAACTTGGTACTTTGAAGCCAGGAGTGGGTTGGTGGCTTTGTCAAACGCAAGCAGCTTTTTCGCGGAAGGCAGGCAAACTGTAGAAGTCACTTATACTCACGGGTACGCTGCTGTTCCAGCAGACCTTTCCCATGCCGCTTCTCTTATTTGCGCCCAACACTTCAATGCAGCCCGCCACTCTGGCATGAGAAGCGAGTCAGGCGGGGGCTACGCATATAGAGTAAGTGATGACTATATCCCTCCCGCTGCAAGAGGTATTCTTGCCAAGTATCAAAGAATCTTTCCGAAGGAGTCTCAATAATGCCGTTCTACGTCAAACCCGTCCAAGGTGGCGATCCAAGCAACAACCTAGAAGTCTACACGCCCGTTTCTGTCCTAAAAGCAAAGCGCTTTGGGAAAGAGTGGGTTGTATTTGGTGAGGGGCGCGATGTTATCGCTGCCTTATCTGCTGACAGTTGGGGTAAGCCCTCTGTGCTGCGGCAAGAAGAGTTGGCAGCAGCTATGGGGGGAGGAGCAGCCCCAGCCGCTAAACCGAAGCCTGTCGCCGAAGAATCAGGCGCTGATATGGATCTGCTAGACAACAGCGTCAAAGTTATTGAAAAGCTGATTAGGTCGGGTGATTACGATGATCACTTGCAAGCATATCTTGATGCAGAAGAAGCTGGTAAAACACGCAAAGGTGTGGTTGAAGCTTTGAAATTTAGAATGAGCAAATAGTGAATATATTAGTTACAGGCGGCTGCGGCTTTATAGGCCAACACTTAGTAGAAAGACTGTGCTCAGATCTGCACGTCAACTCTGTCTGGGTATTGGATTCTTTAGAAGAAGTAGCGACTGGTAAAATGAGGGTAGCTGAAATCGCTAAACTCATTCCCGGTGACGTCTGTAGCCCAACTGATGTGAACACTGCTATTGTAACTGCTGAAGCGCATGGCCAGCCTATTGACTTAGTTATGCATTTAGCGGCACAATCTCATGTAGATGCAAGCCTCTCAGATGCCTCCTCTACCATGAAGGTCAATGCAGTAGGGACACAGGTGGTGGCAAGCGCTTGTTCGTACCACAAGATCCCGTTGCTGTATTGCAGCACTGATGAGGTTTACGGGCCAGCCAGGGTTTCTATTGATGGTAAAGCGCAGGAAATGTTTGAAGAGGATATTCTCAAACCGAGCAGCCCGTACAGCGCCGGAAAAGCGGCAGGAGAGCTTGCGGTTCGCGCAGAAGGTAGAAGCTTCGGCTTGCGTTTTGCTATTACTCGTGGCTGTAATGCTTTCGGGCCGTATCAATATCCAGAAAAGCTAATCCCTATTGCTTGTAGGCTTCTTACCAGGGGGGAGCAAGTGCCCCTTCATGGGGGAGGAACACAGATCCGGCAATGGATTCATGTGGCCGATTTTGTGGAGTGCCTTTGGTCTGTAGGCAAAGCTCTTGTCGCAGACACACTTTCTTACGACACCTACAATATCGCTGGCCCACGAAAACTTACTGTGCTCCAGACTGTTGATGCGCTTGCAGAAGTTGCAGGCTGGCAGCTTGGAAACGAATACACGCCAGGGTTTTGCGTGGGTGATCGCCCAGGCCAAGATGAGGCTTATTCAATAAGTGGTGAGCGCTTTTTGAAAGAGTTTGGCTGGTTGCCAGAAAGAGATATTTTAGCCCCGCATGAGTTAGACTCCCTGGTAAGGGCCTACATGGGCGAAGAGAAAGTAGTATTAGCTAGTTATTCCAAATTGGCGACAGCATAGGAGTTGAGATGACTTTTCATCGTGGAAGTGAGTTTATTGGGATTGTCCCTAATGCCGCAGAAGCATCAGACCGATTGAAAGATGGTTTGAGCTTAGCTGCTTGTGTGGTGAGTGATCTTGAGCATAAGCCGGGTTTGTGCCGGGGGGTGTGCGGAAACCTTGCAGGCGACAAGGGCGGATTTTATGTTGGGGAGCATTTCTTGGTGCTCTGGGGAGAGCCTGACAAGACGATGGCCAGTCGTCTGGCTAACAGGTCACGTCGTTGCATTGTTTATGTGGGTGATAAGCCCCCCGGCACCTCGTCCCAAAAGCTAATGAAAATGTACAAGGCAGAAGGCAAAAATGTGCTTTCGTATGTGGCAAGCAAAGATGCATTCCGGGTTGTTTGTGCTGGCGATTCAGAACCAGTGGTTCAGATCTTCAAAGGAAACAAATGGGTTGAAGATAAGCCTGCAAAGAAATCAAAGACTAAACCCGCTGAAGCCAAGCCCGCTGAGGCTAAGCCAGTAGAAGCAAAGAAAAAATAGAAAGTGATCATAGATGCGCGAGAAGACGTACTTGAAGCACTTTCTAAGTACAACAAGATAATCATCACGGGTTGCCAGCGATCAGGCACAACAATCTGCTCACAGATGTTGGCCAAAGATCTAGGGGTAACTTGGGTTGATGAAACAGACGTTAAGAACCATTGGCCAGAAGTTCTGAGGCTTGTGGAAGGGCAATACAGGTTTGTAATGCAGTTGCCTGCAAACTCATGGCGAGTGGATCTCCTGCCGGAAGAGCCTGATTGCGCTGTTGTGTGGATTCATCGCCCAAAAGAGCAAGTGGAATCCAGCATGGACCGCATACACTGGTGGGGCCACGAAACATCTGAGCGCAAGGGCTATGTGAAACGCTGGGGCTACGAAGAAGAACAAAGAAACATCTACGACGTGAAGCACGGGGCTTGGGAGGATCACCAGAAACCAAACATGCCGGTAGATTTCTACGAAATGCAATACCACTCGGATTACATCTCAAAACACCCAATGTTCACTCTAAAACAGAATCGTGGTAAAAAGTGGAGGAACCCTAAATACACTGGGCATTCAGAGTTATTGAAAAATACGGATCCACGAACAGTTAACCTTAGTCGGCACCGGGAGCGTTAGTCATGGCAATCGCATCAAGCTTGGGAAGTCGGTGGTTTACGTTCTACAGGCGTACAGCCTACTTGATGAATGCTACAACGGCAGCAGCAAGCATGTCTGTTACCTACAGCATCCCAAGTGGAGGAAGCTATGTAGAGGTCATGGTTTCAGGAGGCACGACAGGTAGTGGTACTGTGGTAGTTGCTGGCACAAATACAAGCGGTGCAACTAAGAGCGAAACGCTCACATTCACTACTAATGGGGTGCAAGTTACCACAACCAAGTTTGCGACTATTACAAGCCTAACCACAACAGGTTTGGCCGATGAGACTACAGCGCCGACTGTATCCTTAAAATCAGTTAGTGCTGACGGCACGCCAAACCTCGTTAGTACGGCTGTTGCCTCTAATCGCCCTGCTTGGTTTACCTTTTCAGGGCAGCCTAATTATCCTGCTTTAAATATGGGAACTAACGAGCAAGACGCAGCTTACCTGCGTGTAGATAAGGAAGAGGTTTGGATACCACAGGTAGATGATATTGCTACCGATATACAGACAAATGACCAATGGCTAGTTAGAGCAGTAAGAGACATTCGTGTCGGGTACGGCATGAGGACGGAACATTACCTTCTAAGAGCAACAAGATACACAACCTGATAAACACACCAAAGCCCAGGAGGTCAGTGTGGATACAGAAGACAGCAAGTTCGTTAACGACGATCAAAATCACTTTGACGTAATCATCCCAACAATGGGGTCACAGGAGCTTATTTCAGCTTCAGTTGAGCGCATTTTGCGCATGACACCTAAAGCTAAATTTAAGCTTACTGTTGTTTGCAACCCAACTGAAGATGGCAAAGCTGAAGCTTCATTTTCTAAAGCCCAAGTTGCGGCTTTGTGTGAACAGTACAACGATTTTGGTTCAAACGGGATTGTTAAGCAGTCTGTTGACTTGAACTGGATCGACATGGGTGCGCCAGCAGGTTGGGTTGGCGCTGTTAATGAAGGTGTATTCAGCCTCAAGAGCGTATCGCCCTACGTCATTATTATGAATGACGACGTTGTAGTTACCCACAACTGGGCCAAGAAGTTTGGTGTTGCGCTAAACACAGACCGTATTTTCTTTGAAAGCAAAGTTGATATGGATGAGGCGTATTATTACGGCGAGGGCGATGAGATTGAGGCATACGGTCGCCTTGGTCTTGTTGGGCCACTATCCACATTTGTTGCTGGCTCGCAATCAATCCCTACGGGCAACATTGAGGGGAAAGCAGAAGAGTTCTATGGGCATAAATCCCACAAGGTTTTGGATGACTTTTCGGCAGAGTGGGAAGCTGGGAAAACTGGGCGGGTGCTCAACTCTGACTTCTTGTCTGGTTTCTGCGTTGCTTACAAGCGGGATTGTTTGCAGGACCTGATTGAGCCAGGTGAAGGTGGCACCTTTTTTCTCGATCCCGCCTTTGGTGTTGGCGGATATGATGACAACGATATTGCTGCACGGGCTGTTAGAAAAGGCTGGAAGCTTGGCATTGCATCGGATTGCTATGTCCACCACCAAGGCCACCAGACACTAGACAAGCATTACCCTGAGATGGATCGGGGGCTAATGAACGCCTCTGTGTTTGCCAAGAAGTGGGCACCTGCAAATAATGACCAACAGAAGGTGATTGCCTGCATGCGGGTCAAGATTGGCACTATGCATGACTTGGCTATGTTCTTTGATTGTGTGCGTAGAAATGCGCAGGTGGTAGATGGGTTCGCTGTATTGCTTACCAACAACCCAATGGAGATCAAAGGCGCATACGATTTCAACCAACAGGCCCTAAACCCGATCTCACAAAAGCTTATTCGCGCCTGTGGAAACGCTTCCAACCTAAGCAGTATCTCTAATGCTATGGAAGAATTCCTTGCCCATGCTGTAAGGGAGTGCGAGCACGACGTGCCCATTACTGTTGATGTATGGGGTGGAGATTTCAATGAGCGTGACGAGCGCAACAAGAGCATTGAAATGGCTGAAGCCATGGGTGCTGATTGGGTGTTCTCTATTGATCACGACGAGTTTCTTGAGGACCGTGTAGATCGGGCACTTTTCCGTCGTCTCATTTGCCACCCGAACCCCAATGTTCATGCTTGGGACTTTGGTTGGCTAAACCACTGGGATACGCCCCGAGTGTGCCGCGTAGATCCACCGTGGACCAGTGGGTATACCAGTGGAATGCATGGTTGCCGCCTGTGGAGGGTCAATAAGCACCCCGAAGCCAAGTCACGCATTACGGGTGGCCGCATTGATAAAGAGAATGATGTGGGGCTGCATTGCGGGAACTCACCTGAAGTCACTACCCGATCTCGGCGTGTTGCTGGTATTCGGTTTAGGCATTTCGGGTATATCCGCCACCAAGACCGGGTACGCAAGCACGAGTTTTATACAACGATTGATCCTTCACCAGACATGGTGCTGACTGGTGGTGGCTACAGCCACTTGGTCAATGAAGAGAATATGCAGCTCAGCCCTTACGTTCCTGGCAATGGGATTGCATTCTCTATGCTTATCCACAAGGAAAGCCAGCTTGGCGGCTTGTATAGATTCTTGGATCACGTCTACGGTCTTTGCGATCATATTGTTCTGGTATGGACTGGCCCGGAAGGCACAGAGCCACACCAAAGCTTGAAAGACGTAGCAGAAACATTTGGTGCAGATTGGGTTTACAAGCCTTTCAATGAAAATCTTTCAGAAGTAAGAAACGCTGCGCTGGAAGCACTTCGTGCTAAAGAAAACCCCAGGATCCGTTGGTTCCTTACTATGGATGATGATGAGCATTGGAACCAAGAGTTCCTATACCTTCTTTCCATTAGAAGGATGGCAGAATGCTCCAACACTTGGGGCTGGATGTTTAAGTTCCGCAACTGGCGTAAAGACAAGACATACAACTACAGTGAAACCATTAGGATGTTCTTGTTAGATCGTGGCGGCTTGATGCAGTTCTCGGGCCGGGTACACGAAACTATTGAGAAGGGTTTGGCTCAAGTGCGTGCAATGGGCCTCCACCCACAAGTTCGGTTTGCCCCGTTTGAAACTGATCACATTGGCCTTGGGTTAGATGATGAACAGATGCAGGCAAAACTGGAGTTTTATACAAAGCTTCTAGCTCTTCAGTTGGGCGAGAACCCACTAGACACAGGTAGCTGGTGTTCGCTTGGGTTGCAGTACATGAACGACGGCATGACTGAAGAGGCTGGGCAATGCTTCAAAAACTCTGTAGTTATCGCTGGTGATTCATATCTTGGGTTTAGAGAGCTTGCGAACTGGCACTTGCGCCAGGGCCTTGCGTTACTCAGTGGTGCTGAGCAAAGGCTTTCTCCAGCGCACCCGCTAAAGGAGCTACTCCAAGAGCAACTGTCGGCCATTGCTCAATACACGCCACCATTCCCAGTGTCAGGGAGCGCCGCAGCAGGGGAAGCTAAGCCATTAGCTGTGGATTTGGAAGCGTTGCAACAGGCTTTCATGGAAGCGCTACAAAGTGCTAATGATTTTAGTGATTACGAAAACGAGCTTTCAATGCCAGCAGGCTTTGGTGGTACAGTAGAAGAAACTTCACCGGAGTTGTAGTGCTACCATGATGACTGTTCGGCTTGATACAAATGATTTCTACGTTGCTCAACGCCTCCTCAAACGTGTTGAAAAATCAACGCGAGGAAAAGTAGCAAAGAAAGCGCTTATGGCTGGCGGCCAGGTTTATTTAAAAAAATACCTCATGCCTGCTTTGTTGCGCAGAGATCATACCTTGAAGTCACTGGCTAAAATGGGGCACCCGTATGCGAGGAGGCATGGGGCAATCGGGGTACACCAAACTAATCCTTGGGTTGTTCACTCGCATACTGGAAAGCTGGCAAGAAGTGTAAAAGCTAAAATGAGTGGAAACAGGAACCCAAGCCTAGAAATCTATTCAGACTCTTCTATTGCCCCTTACAATCGCTTTGTTTTCAAAGGTACCAAGAAAATGCTTGGCAGGAATACTTTTGGGGAGAGTCTTAGGCAGGGAAAAGAAGAAATGGCTCATGTCATTATGAATACTGTCTTAGATTCAATTAAGATCTGATAATGGCTCATTTAGTAAATATAGAATCCAGTAAACTTTTGGTTAGGACAACATTGTTGTCTTCTTCGACTGTGACCGATCTTGTCAGCAGCCGGGTATGGGGTGCCCATATCCAAGAGCCTGATGCAAAGACGGTTGATTACCCAATGGTGATCATTGACTTTACGTCCGGGCGTATTGGCCACTATGGCGAGTACGAGTTGGTGACTATGGATGTCTATGCTTACTCTAGAAAGAGCGCAGGAAACTGCTTGGAAATCTACCAAGCTTGCTTTGCAGCTTTGCAGAACGCTACCTTGAGAAAAGATGGTGTGCCTGTTGCTGGTTACGCGGTAGAAACAGTGCGCCCAGTAGAAGGGTGGAACGAAAGCGTGCGTGCCTATTTTGCACAAGGTGAATGGGCAGTGCGGTTGGCACATAGGGAGCTTTGATGAGAACGCAAGACTGGAGAGCAGCTAATGCCCCTGATGGGCCAGGCGCAATCATTCGGTGCCCCAAGTGCCGAAGTGAGATTTTTAGGTTGAAGCCTGGGGAATCGGTCACTTTAGGCCCAGTAGGCAATACTCGCAGTGAAAAATGCCCCTGTGGATTCAAGTTAAACGTGAAGGTTACACATGCAGTCTAAACAATCACATTCACCATCTAATGGTGAGCGCATAGATCGGCTTGAAATGGTGCTCCATGAAATAGACGCACAGCTACAGCATGTTCAAGCGCTTGTCATCGTAAACAACGCTAAAGAGCAAGGCGCAGAAGAATCCGACACTCGCCAACCTATGCGTGATGAAGTTTGGGCATGCCAGAACTGTGGGGCACGCTTGGGCATTTACAACAACAAAAAAGAAGAGCTTAGGGTTCGCTATAAGGACTTTGTTGCCTACGTCATCCCTGGTAAGGGGGGCACGATTATGGTGCCTTGCCGGAGGTGTGGTGAGCAAAACAGCCTGGATGACTCTAGAACAAAAGAGTAGGGTAGACTATAAACCACGGACGTGGTATTCCTTACTAGAGCATTGGACGCCTCTTAGGCGCTGCACAAATTATTGAACCCTAACGGAGAGTCGATCCGATGCCCTACAACGTACCCACTATTACTACGAACGATATTTCGTTCGGACCCGCTATCCTTTTTCTTGGTCCTGCTGGAACAACGCCCTCTACAGACGTTGGGGCGATCAGTGAAGATGGTGTTGCTATTGAAATGACTTCTGAGAAGAAAGTTATCACTCAAGGAAACCCCAAGCTGAATGTCTACACATTCACGCAAGCCCAATCGGTGATGATTAAGTTCACAAGCATCGAGTGGGATTTCCAAAACATGGCCCGCGCTCTTGGCGCTGGCGCGACCAACACTGCTGGTAGTGCTTTGAAATGGGGTGGTGATCCCCTTGTTGAGCAGCTTTCACTTCACATTCAACATTACATGGCAGTGACCGGAAACACCATGAACGTGTATGCCTGGAAAGTTGCAAGTGATGCTGGTGTGTCGCCTACTTTCGGAGCAGATGAGCATTCATTTGAGTACTCATTTTACTGCTTGCGCAGTACAACAGACTGGGCAGGCGGCGCTTTGGCTGAAACCCAGCAGCTTGTGTTCTTCAATAGAGAAACCTGATAATCACGACCAACAACAGGTGGGGGCATTCGCAACGGACGCGAGTGCCCCCTTTGTTGTTCTTACAACAAGCACTGGTGGTACTGGCCTAAACTTTAGGCTATGAACAATGTACGCTTACTCGGCACCCTTGATTCGAGTGCGCCGTTAGTGATACAGTCATGCTACGCCCAGGAGGTGAATATGCAAGATCAGACAGCAAACGAAAGCGAAAACACAACCCCACCCGCTGTGGAAAACGGTACGGTACAAATGCCGGACGATATACTCTCAGCAGACAACGCTTTCTTCGTTCAGATTGAAAACCTGCTCGCCAAGCTGGTCCCGCCGGATCAAGTTGAGTTGACCACATGCACAGGGGAAAAGATTACTCTTCCTGGCGCTATTGCTGCACGTCAGCAGGTGAAGGTCTTTCGACTAATGCGCGAACTAATCGCAGACCCTGCCGTTACTAATGTACTAGGCGCTTGGGGCGGTGAGGGCGGATCCAACATCGTGGATGGGATCCTTGCTATCGCGACAAATGAAGTAATCTCAGAAAAGTTGGGGGAAATCTTTACAGCAGCTTACCCTAATGCTTTGGCTGGCCAAGACCCGCTTGATGTATTGCCTATGGAGGACTTGATTACTGCTCTCGTCCCTTTCTCAGAAAGGTTTATCAAAAAGATCGGGGGGGGGATAGCGGTACTGGGCAAGAACGCAACGGAGATCCAGTAGGGATAGAGGATATAGAGCGTGGGCTTGGTATCCTTTTATCCGCTGGTTGGACTTTAGATGATGTTCTTGACCTTAGTATTGAACAGATTGAAACATGCATTTACTGCATCCTGTCTTACAAGATGGAGCAAGTGAATATGTTGGCGGAAATGATCAATAGTGCTTTTGGCGGAAAGCCAATGAAAAAAGGAAAATCGGGCAAGTCTTCTAACAATAGACCAGCATCAAAAAAGGACAAAGCATCCAAGGAATCAGCCTTGATCAACTCAATCAGATCAGCGGGGTTTGATTTCTAATAAAGTTAGTAAAGAACTAAAGGTTTGAAATCAGCTATTATTGAGCCAACGGAACCGGGTATGAGCTAGTGGCAGACTTAAAAAGCAAATTGAAAATCATTGCTAGCTTCTCCTCCAGGGAAGTTGTCACTGGCGTTGGCCAAGCAAATAGAGCTTTACTTTCACTTAGTAAGACCGGCGTAAAGGTAAGCAAGACACTCGGTAAGTCACTTGATCAGCACACAGGCCGTGCGCTGAAAAGGCTTACCGCAGGGTTTACTGGATTGATGGGTGCGAGTGCGGTTGTAGGTGCCCGCTTTGATCGCGAAATGGCATTTATGGGTGCCATTACTAACTCGACCGCAGACGAGATGGTGCAACTGACTGAGAAGGCTCGTGAAATGGGCCGCACTACTATGTTTAGTGCAACTCAGTCCGCTCAGGCAATGCAGATTCTGGCCAGGACAGGTCAAGACGCAAGCGCAGTTATGACTAACGTCGAAACTGTACTGAAGTTTGCTGGTGCTGCTGGAACAGATGCAGCCACTTCTGCACAAATGCTTGCTTCTGCAATGGCGCAGTTCAACATTACCGCAGAGGATTCTAGTCGAATAACTGACGTTTACTCAGTTGCGCTTACAAACTCGTTGTTGGATATCAACAGTTTGCGAGAAGCAATGAAGTACGCCGGTACTGTTGGTTCTGCATTCGGTATGGATATTGAGCAAGCTACGGCTGCTGTTGCCCAGTTCCGAAACATTGGTCTTGAAGGTAGTTTGGCAGGTACAAACTTCCGTATGGCAATGCAAGCCGCTGCCGTAACTTCTGAAAAGAAAGAAGCGGTGATGAGGAAACTGGGCAAGTCCATGAAGGACATAAACCCAGAGTTCCATGATTTTGGCGCGATTATCAAGAACCTTGGTGAAACCACCATCACCTCTACTGATGCATTAATTCTGTTTGGCCAGCGTGCTGGTGCAAATATGTTCGGCATTATCCAGGCTGCGCAAGAAGGTAGGGATAACTACACTGACTTGTTGAGGATGCTGGATCAATCGGCAGGTGAAACTGAGCGACTGTACACCAAAGCAACTGCTAACGTTCTTGATCAGGCCGTTATCGTAAAGTCAGCGTTTCAAGACATTCTGCTCTCAATCTTCGATAACTACCAGGAGCCTCTTACTAGAATGCTGGGTACGATTGCCCAAGCATTCAATACAGTTTCACAAGATATTGCTGAAGATGCCAAGGGCACGGAGAATGCCTGGACCAGAGCAATGGAGACTATTGAGGCGTATTTTATTATCAATGCGCCGACGTGGGGTGATGGCCTAAACCACCTGATAGCGGCTGCTATTGAAGCCATACAACAATTCATGCAATGGCTGCCAATCTTGCAAGAAATCGCAAAGGTGATGATTACCATCTTTGCTGTCAATAGAGTCATGGCGTTCGTTACTGCTGTCAACAAGGCAGCGGTAGCCATGGGGCTGCTGCAAGCCTCAAGCGCAGGCGCGGGCGCTGCGGGGGCGCTTGGTGCGTTTATAAAGAGAGGGGCAGGTAAAGGCATTGCCTATAATATGGGCAGGCTAGCAGGCGGATTAGGGAAAGTCGCACTTCGGTTCGGTGTTTATGGTGTGGCTGCTTACGGTGCCTACAAAGTCGGCAAGAAGCTTTGGGGCGGTTTCAAAAGGCTGGCGGGTATAGGCGGCAGCGTTTCTAAAAACCTGATGGATGCGACTACTTCGCTTCGCAGGTTTAGAGAGGAAGTTAATCGGTTCAAAAAGAAACAAGAGCAACAAGTGGGCATGGAGCTTCGCCTTGCTCAACAAATAGCGCGTGCCACTCTTGAAGATGAGGGGATGTATGACCAGCTAAGCGCAACAGCAAAGCGCAACCTAGATCGCCTCTTGGATATGACTCAAGATACTGCGGCGGAAATGGTCAAGTCCGGTAAGATGGTTGGCGTTTATTGGGGCGACCAAACCGTAATTGGGGGCAAGTGGGTAAAAGGCATTGAAATCCTCAGAGACGTGGGTGAAGTAGCCGGAGATGCATTTGATGCCGTGCAGTGGGAAGCGAAGCTAGCGGCAGCGGCAGAAGCAGGTGAAAACCTGTATGACTCAATGAATCCTGAAGAAATGATCGCGCATGTGGAGGAACTCTCTGAGTCCACGGCGGCTTTTCAAAACTATAAGGATGCTCTCGCAAGGCTAACTCTTGAATTTGATGACCAGTACGGCAGCGTTGGGCGTTGGCTAGATAGGTTTGCCAAAGCCAAAGATTTTGATGCCGAAAGAATCTTTGACATCGGCATGCTGTCCGCAGGCGAAAGGATGGCTCTTGGCATTGAGGCCACTGCTGACGCAATCACTGGCGCTCAGGTACAGATTTACCGGAACCAAATTGCTGTACTAGAAAGCACCAACAACCAAACAATAAGAAATCTGGAAGCAAACTGGAAAAGTTCCCTCGCACGAATCGCTAGAGCGCGGATTACTAAAGCTGAAGAAACGCGAAAAGCAGAATCAGCTGCCGCAGATGCCGCATCTAAAGAGTGGCTGAAGAAATGGGAATCTGCTCTTGATGCGATTGCTAAGAAGCGCAAAAAGATTTTAGAAGATTACCAGGATGCACAGGCTGAGTTCAATAAGAACACCGTACTGCAAGCCCAATTCGCCCACGATCGTGAACTAGCGGATCTGCAAGAGACATATGAAGAAGCTTTTAAGCTTCGTCGGCGCGGGGGCCGCAAAATTCTTGAGCTTCAAGCTCAACTGGAAGAAGACTCCAAAAGGCTTGCAACAACCCACGCACTTAAAATAGCCACTGATTGGGTAGAAATTCAAGAGGAGGCTGTACAAGAAGTATTTGATGCAAGGGTGAGCGCCCAGGATCGAGAGCGGGCAGAGCTTAGCCGAACCTTGCAGGAAATGGAGGATCACTACAAGTATGCTCTGAAGCTAGTTGAAGACAACGAATTCGAAACCATGAGAATAAAGGCTAAGTTCCGAGACGCTAAGCTTGCGGCGGAGTTAGCTACACAGGAAAGAATCTCTGAGATTCAGCGAGAAGCCCACGAAGCAGAGGTTGACAAGTGGCTTTCACTGGAAATGCATTCCTTGAATGAAAGGGTTGTATTAGAAAGGGCGCATCAGAAAGAACTTGCTGAAGTAATGAAGGAGAACCCGGAGCTAGCGGGCACCACAAGGCTTAGGCAGCAAGATGAGTTGTTTGAGCTAGAAGAGAAGCTCCAACTTGAGGCACACAAAACGCTTGGGCAAAATGAACAAGCACGCCTAATGGAGATTCAAAAAGAGTGGCAGCAAGCACAGGCCATTCAAGACGACGCCTTAAGGGCAATGATTGAAGCCGCACTCAGAGCTGAAAGGGAAATGCTTGAGGCCCAAATTGCGGCCATGAAGACGTTCCAAAATACGCTTTCAGCTTTACCAGAAGGTGCGCGTGAGGCTGTACTGGGTGCCCTAACTCCTATATTCCAATACGGGAAAAAGGTTTTAGACCTCTTCAGCGCAGAAGTACCACTTGCTATTCAGCAGCTTTTCAAAGTTGTAGATCAAGGCGGTTACGTCATCGCCAAATCCATTTCGATAGCTACCAAAACCCTGGGGGTTTTCAAGAGTGTCGCTGGTGGCGTAAAGCAGGTTGTAGACCAAATAGGCGGTGCCTGGAATAAGGTTCTAGATGCTGTCGCCAAATACACTGGCCTCAACATTGATGTACTGGCAACGCTTGGTGAAGCACGCGATTTAATGCAGGAGCGGGCTGATCTCCAAGCGCAGATCGCAAGCGGCGAACTAGAGGGTGATGAGCTTGCAGAAGCTAAAACCAAGCTAGCAGGTATGCCTGGAAGCGTTGGTGAAGCTGGTGCAATGAAGATTGCAGAGCAGTTCTCTAACGCAGCAAGCTTCTTCTCAGATCTGGTTGCTGGCTTGCCGATGATTCTTCAGGAAATCGCAACTCAGATCCCGTCGTTTGTAAAGACCCTTGCAGACAACATCCCTGTTTTACTCCAAGCCTTTGCAGCAAACATCGGTATTGTGATTGATGCAATAGTTGGCTCTATTGGTCCGATTGTAGAATCACTAATAGCGAACTTGCCTAATGTAATCATTGCACTTGTAGATCAAGTTCCCAAAATCTTGGCGGCTATTTTAGATAACTTGCCTATGATTCTCACGTTCTTGGGGGATGCGTTTACATATGTGGTTGGCTTGCTGCCTCAGTTTATCAAACAAATCGTAGCAGCGTTGCCCGATATTATTACGGCGTTCTTTGATGCCCTGGCGAAAGGTGCCGGTGCAATAGCTAAAGCGCTCCCATCATTGATTAGAGTGATTGTTAAGGCACTGCCTGGGCTTGTCACTACACTTATCATGGGTACGGCGGGCATCATAGAGCAGCTAGTCTATGCGTTGCCCGAGGTTATTGAAGCCGTCATTCAAGCGCTTCCTGATATTGTTTTCGCTATTATCGGCGCACTCCCGATGTTGTTCGTAGCAGTAGTAAAGCTTATTCCATCCCTTATTTACGCAGTAGTTAAGCTGGTCCCGATCCTGATCAATGAAGTGATCGCTTTTATTCCGCGCGTGTTGGCCTCCGTTTGGGAACAGGGCAAACAACTAGTCTCAGCGTTTATTGGGATTTTCACAGACTGGTTTGAAAACTTCAGTTGGAGCGACGTTTGGGCCGGCATGAAACAGTTCTTTGTGGATCTGTTTGGTGGCCTGTGGCAACTCTTCAAAGACTTCTTCAAAGAAATCTTCACCCTTGGTAAAGCCAAAACAAAGACCTTTAACCCTGAAGAATTTGAAGACACCCCTGGCGTCATGTCTGCGGGGGGGAGGGGAGCACTTGCGAGGTTTGCGCCTGGTGACTTCTTCTTAGCCGCTAAGACTCCAGCAGATTTAGTGGCACAGATTGGGAGTGCTTTCACTGGCTTGGGTGTGGGCCAAGCTACTGCGCCACAACTGGATCTTGAAATGATGCCAGGCCTTGTGAGTGCGCTTGGATCAGCGCTTCAAGTTGCTGGGGCCGGTGGTGGGGCAGGAGGAGATCTGCGCGTGACAGTGGTTGCAGAAGGCAAAACCCTTGATGACGTACTTTACACAGCAGGGAAGCGAGGAAACACACCATCACTTAAGAAAGACTTGAGAAGAGCATCTGGTGCTAAAGTCGGCCTATTTAGGGGCCGCTTTTCTAGTCAGAGCTAAAGAGGTTTAAATGGGCTGGATCTGGCATCATGGATTTGAAACTGGTCATGCGCATAGCGCTTATCTAAACGCTATTGCCACTGGTGGTGCGTATGCGGCTTCTGGTTGGCGCGTCACAGATGACGGATCTGGGAACTACCCGGACTTTGCTTCTACAACTGTTCATAGCGCTGGTAGTGCTACGGGTGGCGCATCTAGCCAGTATTCCTTGAAGATAGACAAAACCAGCCAAACAGTAGGCCCACAGTCTATCCGCATGTCGTCTGGTGGAACTGCCCAATCATTCCAGTCTTTTACCGTTTCCTTTGCTTTTAGGGCTGATGGAGATGTCAGTACTGCAAATGACCCCCTCTGTATTATTAGAAGGACTGCTAGCGGTGCGTCAGCAGGCCCATCACTTATGCCTATTGCGACAAGCACGGGCGATTATGCGCTTGGCATTTCCCTTTCCAACACCGGAAGTGGTGCTACTGGGAAAACTGTCCCCACGCCCCTGGACAAAGGAAAGTGGTATTGGATTACTTTCGGGGCATACCAATATGGAAGCACCCGCTATTACAGGCTTGCCATCAATGGCGTCACTGAGCACAAGCGGACAGGCAGTGGTAGTTCCGCAACATGGGAAACATTTGAGTTTGGTTGGCCAGGAACTACTGGCACCCAAAACTTCTACATTGATGACGTGGTGGTTCATAACGAGTCAGAGATCTTTGCCGATGTAACCTCGTCTTTCGATGATCCCACCAACCTCGATCATTACATTTTCGGTTTGCCAACACAGCGCATTGTCAACCGTGGCTCCTTTACTGACCAGGCGAGCACAGCAACAGATGCAGCAGTGTTGACTGCGCTTACTACGATCAACACCACTACGAGTGCAGACTGTCTTGATTCAGGCACTTTGTCTATAAAGGTGAATGTAAAGCCTGCTTCGGCAGTGATTAATACTGACTACACTCCGCCTACTATTGTCGCTGTAAATGCTTGTGCGCCCATTACAGGGCACGATGCTACTACTACAGTCGGCGTGTCTCTAACAAGAGATGGCAGCCAAAAGGCAGCTAGTGGTGAATACGGAGTATCCACCCAAACAGAAGCATACGGTGGCACGACTTCCGCTATCCTAATGCAAATTATTCCTTATGGATCAGGTTGGCTTGGAACTGATGTCATTGAGCTTTCTGATATTGATCATGCCAACTTAGTTGTTGATGTCACTTTTGTTGGGGGGGGCGGCTTTGCCCCAGATAAGAATCACCTGTATAGCCTCACCTCAGAGGTTCTTTGGAATAAGAAAAGGCGTGCGCTAAAAGCTTCTACCCGAACAGATACATCACCCAAAAGCGCACTTATCTTTCAAGATCCTGAGCTATTGAAAGACAACAAGTACGACACTACAGCAACGATTGGGTACAGCTTTACTCAGCGTGGCCCATACGCTGGATCCTCTTATCCAAACACAACCAACGACGGCAGCATGCTTGCCTTCTTGCAAGGCACATGGATAGAAGATCAAGGCCCAACCGATTACAGAACGCCACAAGACTTAAACCTTAGAATCGCCCAAAGTGGCGGACTTCTTGAAGAATCAGAGTGGTTGTGGGGCTTCAAAGAGTTTCCGGCAAACCCGTCTGCAAGCTTCTACATGGGGTACGACGACCCTAAACTGCCCTGGGTTGCTTATGAACCATTTGCCGAGGGTACAGGCACGCTTGGCGCTGGCGGAGGGGTAGGCAAGTTTTTAGAGGTAGCCTACTCCACTCAATATGATCGGGTGCTGTTCTACCGGCTTAGAAGCAACCAGATTGAAATAGCATACAAAAACAACAGCATGTACGGCACTTATGACAGTGGGTACGAGTCTGTTTTCAGCTTTGCAAAGTTAAGCTTGCTGAATAATAGAAACTTAGAAACTTCTGGGACAAATACAGTCAACTATATGGCTGACATTAGTTCTACTTGGGGCTTGAGCATTGTAGAGACCGACGATGGCGTCATGCATATGTTCATTGGGTACACAACCCCAGCAGCGGAATCTGGCCTAGCTTGGGTGAGTAGTTGGAATGACATAGCTCGGTACACTTCTACAGACGGTGGCCTAAACTGGTTGTTTGAAGAAGATGGGATCATTCAAAATTACTTTGAAGGGTACAGGACTTTAGATGCATTCCAAGTCGCCGTTTCTGGAAACTGGTTTTACATGGGGCTTGTTGAGGTCGGGATTTCTGCTAATACAAGGGGCTTTTACGCACTGTCTTCTTCAAATCGCGGAGCTTCATGGAAGAACGTCTATGGTGTAGACGCATCTACAGGAAACCAAGATCCAAATGCTGGTGTTAGGGAAAAGCAAGGATACCCTGGAAGCCTGAGCACTAATGCAGTGGCAGATGTAGAGAAAGTTTTTAGCCTTTGCGGCTCCCCTGCCGGTGATGGGACTTTCATTATGTATGCTGCGCAATGGGGACCAAGCCCTGGCACTACTTATGGGTCTAGGGAAGTTGCGGTTTTTACTGCATTTAGAGATGGGAAAATGGAGGAAGTGGCTTCCCCTGCCTCTTACCTTGCCACTAACTATACGGTAAAGAACAACCTATACGCCCCCCAAGCGTTCTGTGCAGTGGCAGGCCCATCTGATGTTTTCGTGTTTGGTAATTCTTACTTGCCAAGCTACGACGCTTCTTCTGGAAACTTGACTGACTTAGGGTGGCATGGGCTTACTTCCAGAATCATTCCCATTGACCGTTTAGAAGACATTTCAGTCTATAAGAATGCTGGCGCACCAAATTACAATGTGACCAACCATACTTCTGGATCCTGGGGATCGTACTCCAACTCCGAGCAGCGTGATTACCTGGGCATGGATGGGTGCCAAGCCTATACCCCCACATTCATTCGTGGTGTGTGGGCTGGTGATCGCATCATTACCGGCCATCGTGTTTATGATTCTGCTGATCCAACCACTAGTCTGACTGGAACTCGTGTTTTAGAGTGGGGCGGTTGGTCATATAGGCCGCTAAGGGCGGAAAATGAGTGGAGGGCACCGTTCCCCCAAGGGATGGCTTGTGCCTATTGGAATGCCTCTATGGGGTGCCCTAATGGCTCTGCAACGGCGGCAACGATGCCTGTTGTTGCGAATCGTTTTTGGGCAGCACAACAAGTAGCTTCAGGTGCAGGTGCAGCAACTATCGAGATTGACAATGAGGACTTGCTGCTTGAAATCACTAGCGACATCGACAATGTGAATAACAGATCCAACCTGTCAAAGATTTTTTCTAAAAATGCCACGGCAGGCTTGACTCAAAGCATTGGTAGCAGGGGGCTTATTGCTTGGACAGTAAACCTAAGCCAAATGCCAGATGGTTTGTCACCAGCAAGCCCAACATGGACAGCAACTACTAGCTCTACTTCTGCCTTAGCACCTAACGGCCCAATCACAGGTGTGTCTGCCCGTATTGTCAATAGCTTCAACGGCACGGTTGGTGCTACTCGCCAAGCAGTCGTTAGTGTGGACATGGTTAGAAGTGGAAGTAACTTTGTATTCCACGTTTACGACAGTGTAGCCGGTACATCTTTGTACGCGCTTACTAAGGCTTCTTACAACTCAACAATGGATTGCAGGCTGGCGCTGTATGATGATCGGCACCGTAATAGTGGGGCCGGGACAACCAACCAATACTGTGAACTAATCGTTGGGCTTCATGGCGTTCGGTACCCGCAATGGGTTTCTTCAGGGCTGCTGACGTTGTCTTACGAGACAATGTCTAACAACCTCACAGAGCAAGAGGCCGTATGGTTTGGAAACTTAGGTGTTGGCCCAACTCCAACTGGTGGCTCTACACCAGTAGTTTCTGAGTGGTCGCAGTTTCTTATTTCTCGACTCAACCAAGGCGGCTCTCTTTCACAGGTTGATTTTCACGAAACCGCTAACAGTCGAGGATTCCCATGCGCCCCTTGGGGTCAGGGGTTGGCTCAGGGTGTGAAGGCTAGGTGGGGCGGTAACTCTGCGATGGTCAGGGACACCTACACAGGCAAAATCGACTTTCAATATGGGGTTGATCGCTTACCCCTTGCTTCTAAGAAGTATGAGTGGCGCTCCAATAATCTTGGAGGGGGTGCCACGGAAACCCTGGCATGGCGGGCAGGGCAAGCCAGCAATGACGGTTACATGCACAGCTTTGTGCATAGAGCGTTTAGTGTTTGGGGGGCTAACACCCGCAATATGACGCTCAACTACCAATACCCAGGTGCGAGTACAAGCTTCTCTATCGACTTCACTGAATACACAAGCTCTATTGTTAGCTTAGGCGATCAAGGTGCAGCAGGAACAAGCAACACCAAGCTTTCGTTCAGTGTGCCGTACAATGATGCAGCCAAGTGGAGAGAAAATGAGTTGGCCGGAAAGTATGTAGATATTGAGGCGCTAAACGGAAACAAGACCTCTTACCAGATTTCTGGCAACAGGGGCAACTGGGTTGCTATCTCTGGGTTGAATACCCTAATGCAAAATGCAGTAAGCGTACTTTCTACACTCCACATTTACAGCGGCAATAAAACCTTCTTCTTTGATCAAGACATGGAATACAACGAAATGACGTTGGCCATGACTTCTGGCGGAACAACTTCAACCAACCCTAATCCCCCGGAAGGGTACTTCAAGATCAGCAACATTGTCGCTGGGCTTACGTTGCCATTTACCGTCCCGATGGATTGGTCATTGAGTGATACACAGCAAGGCAATGTTGTCCTTTACACCTCAAAGGGTGGCGTCAGAACAGCATACAAGCAAGGAGATCCAAGAAGGTCTGTGAAAGGAAAGGTTGTTGGTGATGTAGAGCGCTGGAGGGAAAGCCTAAGATCTATGATCAGCGAGGTGGCTGGTTATTCTGAAAACCCAATGGTTCTATGCTTGGATACCAGTAGCCCAATGGATGCTAATACGATGTACTGCCGCTTTATGGGCAACACTAGCAACCAGAACGTTGGTTGGGCGTATGATGAAAACACTAACAGGTGGTACCAAGTTGGTGATGTAGCAGTGCAGTTTGAAGAGGAGATCTAAGGGTGCCCTCTACGCTGTACACAGATCACCCAGCCTTTAGAGTTTGGGATTCGACTGAATACTCAGGCCAAGGGCCGATCACTACCTATTGGCTGGACTACCTAAGAGTAGACCCAGATCTTCGTGGTTTGATCATGTGTATCGACGTTGTTTTTGGCGTAGACAAGCGGGTGTTTATTTCAAGCAGGGCTTGTAGCACCACCTCTTTATCTACTGGCAAGTCTTACAACTACCTTCCAGTAATGGGTGATGAACCAGACATTTCCACCACTATTGATCTTGGTGACAGCAGTAGTTCTGCCAGATCGTTCTCGTTTACTTTGCCTAATGAGTTGGTAGATGCCGCCTCGATTATTGGAAACGGAAGGCTTCTAGCTGGCGTGGCAGAAGTTTCGCTCCAATATGATGGTGGAGACTATGACAACCGTATTGTAATGATGCGCGGTGAAATGGATGATGGGGTTACGTTTTCAAATGAAAGCGGAGGTACAGTAGAGTTCAGCATTACTGATCCAAAAGAGTCTATGGACTTGTCGTTGCCCCCTTATGTTGTAGATGAAAAAAAGTTCCCTTCAGCCCCTAAAGAGTCTATTGGGATGAGGTTCCCTATTGTACTGAACAAGTATGAGTATGTGCCATGTGTCTGGACAATCGGCGCAAGCGGGACACAAAGGCTAATGGCTTGTTTAGGGTCGGCTGTAATTGACACTGGTGGTTCAGATAAGATCTATGTAGACGGTGTCGGCTACGGAACAACGGACATTACTTACGGTTGGTCTGTATTCAGCTCAGACTCAGATGGTGTGCCCTACATAGGGGTAGATTTTACCAACACGCCCTCTACCGAATACACGGAATCAGTGTATGTGAAGGTGCGTGGTGGTGTTTCTACACCCAACCCAGTAAGCCAGGCTCTTTACTTGGTGGAGCACTATACTGCTTTTTCTAAAGCAAGCATCAACTACCATGCTTTCACAAGGAGCATTTCAAGGTGCTCGGCTATGGTTGCCACAACACTGGTCAACTCTGGCTCTAGCAATGATGCAGGCACACTGTCGTTTATTGAAACTGGCCTGTTGGCTAACTTCCCTATGGTCAGCATGGCTTGGATGGTTGGCGGTTATGGCCCCGTAGTCATTGACCGTAATGGAGCAAAGTCTGGATTTACTTTGAATGCCCAAGCTTACCCGGTCATGCATAGGGTCACTGCTATTGCAGAACAAGCCAAGAACAAGTGCTACAACAGCTTTACTGTTGAATATAAATTCAACGCACTAGAAGACGTTTATGAAGGTGTGGCCGTTGCGGATCATACAAACAACCCAATCTGCCAAATAAGCACACAGAATATAGGGATGCGCCAACACGAGACGATACAGTGCCCCTATATTGATGATGACAATACAGCAGGCATTGTGCTGGATTGGCTGGTTTCCCACTTGGCTTTGCCATCGTATTATGTAGAATATGAATGTATAGCCTCGGCTTTATTCTCTGTATCTTTGGGCGACAACATAAAGCTCACTGACTCAGGCTTTTCTTGGGAAGGTATGGCAGCAACAGTGGTATCTATTACTTACAAAACTGGCCTAGTTGTTCTGGGCGTTAGGGTTTGGTCGCCCTATTATTCTAAACTAGGTGGGCAAGTTTCCACCTCATCAGTGTAAAGCAGGGCGTATGGCTGCTGAAAAAGAAAGGCTTGTTCTTCTAAATCGCGCCAACCATGCACCTAGGTTGCGTGATGATGTCACGGGCGCAACCACCAATGGGTATGTCCTTAAGTGGGATTCAACCAACCAAGCCTGGTACCCAGCAGCAGATGGTGGTGCTGCTGAAACACTAGAAGACGATCTTACTGAACAAGTGAACAGTGAAAGAACTGTTTTTACTACGGAAGAAAATTTTGTAGGAAGTAGCTTGGTTGTTTACTTCAATGGAGCCAGGCAACGAACCGGGACAGGCAAAGAAGTTACCGTTCTAGGCCCTAATTCCTTTAGTACACAGTTTGGAGAAGCTGCACCAACCGGATCAATTCTTGTAGCTACTTACCAAGCCGCAACATAGCTTTTTGACTTAAATATAAAAAGCTACTGCCAAGAAGGGCCAACTTCTGATATTCATTGAATGCGCAGTGTTTTATCTGCGCTTTACCCCACTACACTACTGGAGTAGCTAAAATGGCTCTACAATTTGTCACATCCCAAATTAAGAACGACGCGGTCACAGCAGACAAGGTCAAGCTTGACGGCGGTTCTTACGCTTTTACCGCTGGCGCAACACTTCAATGGGCAAAAGACCCATCTTCTGCAAACGATCTTGTCCGAAAGTCGTATGTTGATGCTGTTGCTTCCGGCCTTCACTGGAAAGACTCGGTCAAAGCCGCCAGTACAGGAAACCTCACACTCTCTGGGACACAGACGGTAGATGGCGTCGCCCTTATTGCTGACGACCGTATTCTGGTCAAGGATCAAACTTCTGGAGCCGAGAACGGAATCTATGCTGTCAAAGCCGGTGCATGGGCACGCTCAGACGACATGGACGCTGGAGACGAGTTCCCAGGTGCCGCGCTTTTCGTTCGTGGTGGTACGGTAAACGCTGATTCGGGCTGGGTCTGCACAAACGACACCAACCCCACTGTCGGTACTACTGCTGTCACCTTTGCCCAGTTCTCCGGCGCTGGTTCGATTGTGGCTGGAAATGGTCTTGCTAAAAGCGGCAATACCCTTTCTGTCAATGTGGACGACTCCTCGCTTGAAATCAACGCTGATGCACTTCGCGTGAAGGCTTCTGGAATCACCAACGCAATGCTCGGTGGCTCCATTGCCAACGCCAAGCTGGCTAATAGCAGCATCGCTATCGGTGGGGTTACCCTTGCTCTCGGTGCCACAGATGCCACGCCTGCATTCGACCTGAGTGATGCTACTGCATACCCCACGTCGAGCCTTGTTGGCACAATCACTAACGCTCAGCTTGCTGGGTCAATTGCTAACGATAAGCTTGCTGGTTCTATTGCGAACGCCAAACTGGCAAACTCCAGCGTTTCATTTGGTGGTGTTAGTTTGGCCCTGGGTGCATCCGATGCTACCCCAGCATTCAATCTCGCTGACGCGACGGGCTACCCCACGTCAAGCCTGACCGGAACCATTACGAATGCCCAGTTGGCTGGCAGCATTGCAAATGGAAAGTTGTCGAACTCCGCAGTTACCCTCGGAAGCACTGCCGTTTCCTTGGGTGGGTCTAGCACTACCCTTGCAGGAATGACTGGCATTGACTTCACTGATGCTTCCGCCACAATCGGCGCAAGCATGGCTACCGCAAGCGTCAATCTGACTCTTGGTGGTGGTTGCGATACCGTTGTTACTGGTGACCTTCAGGTCAACGGAAACACTATCGCTGACAATGATGGCACTGCTTGCATCACCTTCGATTCTTCTGGAAACAGCGCAGTGTCTGGAAACTTGAAAGTGACAGGAAACAACATTGCTTCCTCTACCGGGGCCGCAGCAATCACGCTTAATGGCGCTAACGCGACCATCAATGGTGATTTGACCATCGCTGGTGATGACTTGAGTATGGCCACCAACACCGCTGGGCATTTCCTGGTAGCTGATGGGTCAGCCTACGGCCCTGTCGCAATGAGCGGAGACGTTACCATGGCTTCTACTGGTGCTGTGACTATTGCTTCCGGTGCAGTTGAGCCAGACATGGTGTCATATGCTCCTCGTTATGACGAGTTTTCAGGTGACGGAATCGCTACTGTCTTCAACCTTACCACCCGGATTCTAAAAGCTGGTTGGCGAATTGGAGTGGTGGCTCGTAACGGTCAGTTGTTGACCCAGGTGTCTTCTGGTGCTGATGACATTGATGAGTTTCAAATCGCTGACAATGGCTCCGCTACCCAAGTGACCTTTGGTTCGGCTCCAGAATCTGGCGACGTGCTCTACGTCCAATACTGGGCATAATCATGCGTAAAGTCCTTGTGCGATGGGAGGCTCAAGATGGAGTCGTTACTGTTTGTGCTGATCAGATGGGGGAACATCAACTCCTCTCGTCGCACTTGGTGCTTTACAACGTCATAGGTGTTGGGGATGCTGCATTCCCAACCATTTCGGTAGACACATTGGTGATCAAAAAAGAAGAGATTTCTTTCATTTGTGAAGGAAACCACCAAGAGACTGCCCAACAAGAACCAACACAACAGGTAGAAATAGAAACACAAGCTGTGGATGTTGTTCCAACAGTCGAGCAAGAAGTAAACGGGGGGCAATCAGACAATGGAACAGATGGATCTGATACTAGCTGGGGTGGCGCTTCTCGTAAGTATGTACGTCGCGGCAGACAAGATAACAGCGCGTAATAAAACGGAGGCTAAATCTTGGCTGAAAGACTCACGCGAGCAAATAGACTCTTTAAGATCATTCCGTGATAGAGTAGATGGAGCTAATGTTTTAGAAAGGCTTACCAAACTAGAGGTTTTACAGCGAGCCGATGAAAATGCCCTTATACGAATCGAAGAAAAACTCCAAGCAGTCGAGTCAATACTCACAACGCTTGCAGAGGAAATCAGAGAAATAGGTAAACAGGATGCAACGTGATGACTGCCTAAAGATGCTGGCCCTTTTAGACGCAGCAACGTGTGAACTAAAAGCGGCACAGGTAGAACTCACCGGCCTAGAAAAGAAGCGAAAGAATGGCCATTGCCATGCCAACGGCGTAAAAGTAAAAACTGAAAAAGAGACTGGGGATAAAGAAGTAAACGGGGTTGGCAAACGGATTTTCACTTGATGAACTAACGTCGGCGGTACACGACGCTGTAATGAATGCTTCTGAGATTGGTGAGCATGCTGCTTTGGCACGAATCCAACAGGAAGATCATTGGATTGCTGTTCTCGATGAAGATGGGGGCAAAGTCTTAGATAAAGACGGAAACCCTGTTTATAAGCCCAGAATGGTCACTTTGCGTATGCCTACATGGGTAGACGGAAAGTTAGCAGAACAGGAGTACCAAGTGCCTGTCTCTACGCTAACAAGCAACCGCCAGCTTTATTTGGAAAAGCTAAAGCTCAAGATGTCAGTCCATTTAGATGGGCTAGAGCAGCTTGCCGAAGTCGGTGAGGTTAGGAGAAAACTTAGAGTAACCACTAACAGTGGTGGTTACTTTGGTAGAAAAAGCGGTAATATCGCAGAGCTTGAAATTACGTTTTCCGGTCAAGACGCTAGCGAAGGCGCAGTACGGATAGACAATCAACTTATAAAACTAATCCCATAGGAGATTGCAATGCCCGACTCCCTCGTAAATATGTCAGATCAATTCGGCGGGCTGCCGATGGATCAACTGATTGGTGGCCCGCTTACGGCTGCCTGCAATGCTCAAACATTGCTGGCGAAATCGTCTGCTGACTTTATCAAAAACGTCGGTATGGACGATGCTGGCAACGGTCAAATGAAAGCACGCACCGTAGACTTTTCGTTTACTAAGCCAGTACAGCAGGCTGATGGAAGTGTAGTAAGCCAAGACGTCAATTTGGAAGTGCCGTTGTTAGCTATCATCAACACACCATCACTTTCTGTGAAGGAGGCTGAAGTGCGTTTTACTATGGAAGTAAAGTCATCTACCTCTTCCAAAAAAACAAGCGATAGCAAGGCAGATCTAACTGCACACGCGAAGTACAATGCAGGGCTTTTCTCTTGTGATGTCACGATTCATGGATCGGTTGCCAACCACAGTGAAAAAAGCCGATCAAGCGATAACAGCGCAAAGTATGACGTGAAGGTTGTCGCTCGTGATGATGGGCCGCCAGAAGGGCTTATGAAGGTGTTGGATATGTTGAACGACGCCATTGCCCCTCGTGACTCAGCGCCTCCTGCCTCAACTGGTAAAAAATCGGGGTAATCAATGCTGATCAAATACGGTAGCCGTGGTGAGAATGTAAAAGAGGTTCAAGCGCTATTGAATGATAGAGGCTTTGGGCAAGTGGGTGTCGATGGCATCTTTGGTAGTGGTACGGAAAAGTCTGTAAAGCGTTTCCAGCAAAGTAAAGGGCTTGGTGTAGATGGGATCGTAGGCCCAAACACACTGTCTGCTTTGAAAGATGCAGATCCCCCTAAACAACCAGAAGTTAGTGACGACCCTCCCGCCATTATCGAAGTGCTAAAAAATAAAGGCTTCCAGGTTTACACCGATGGCCAAATCAATACGATTGGCGTGCGTTCTAAAAACCCAATTTCAAACAGCTTTGATGATGAGATGCATCTAATTTGGGTACAGAACAACCTTTGGCAACACCACAAATACCGTTGCACAACGGACCCTGGAACTTACTGCCTTGAGAACCCAGCAGTTTATGGTCGTGCTGCCGGTACTGCTATCTTGGTTCCTGGCCAATACCGCGCTTATAAATGGGACATGCATCGCGGAAAGTATGAAACTTTGTGCCAACGTGCAGCACCTATAAGAGTGTGGCGTGATGGGAATAAGGACAACATTCTAGACTGGGGCCACGATGAAGGGGTAGAAGGCTGGTACGGTGTAAACCTGCATCATGCAGGAGAGAACTCTACTCGTGTAGACAAGTGGTCAGCCGGGTGCCAAGTGTTTGCACGACTGGCTGACTGGAAGGAAGCTGTAAGTATTTGGAAGGCTTCTAAAGCCGAAGTATTTACTTACACACTCATTACAGAGGGTGATCTTTAGTTGAAATCGTCCTATAACTTCTAAGCCAGTAGTGGCTTTTGGAGAAAAAGATGCCCGAAAAATTAAAAAGTCGAAAATTCTGGTTCGCCCTGTTGGGTGCCCTAATGCCTGTCGCAGCACAGTTCTTCAGCGAAGAAGTACAGCTTGGCGATGCGCTCCAGCTTAGTGCTGGTGTCGTCGCAGCTTACTTGTTTGGTCAAGGCTACGTTGATGGTAAGGCTCTTGAAGGCGCTCCACCACCGGCACCAGAAGCCTAATCTGCTTGAATGGTTTTTTGAACCGGGGAGAAAACATGCAGAGATTAACTGAGATTCAGTCAAAACTGATTTGGATTGCAATCCTTTTCATTGCGGTTTCTTCTGTACTTCTTGCCTCTTGTGGTGAAGGTTGTTCAGAAGAAAAAGCTGAAGAGGTGGTAGCACCCGCAGAACCGGCTGAAGAGGCGGTTGTGGAAGAGGCTCCAGAAGAAAAACCGGAGGAGCCGGAAGAGAAGGTTGAGTAGGTATGCGTGATGGCGCACTACTAGCCATTGGGGCGCTGGCGGCTGGGGGCTTGATGGCTCTCATAAAGGCCGTCAGCGCCTATTTCTCTGGGGGCAGTGCTAAAAAGGCTGCGCTACCCACAGATCGGGCCGCTGAGCAACAGGCGGCTAACCAGAAGGCTGAAGCAAACGTAAAGGCAGAGATCGCAACAAAGGCTGTTGTAGAGGCGGTTGAAGAAGATTCACCAGAAGAAGCTTTAGCAGCGCTTTGGAATACTGAGAAAAAGCCATGATCTTTTTACTGTTTTCAATACTTGCTGAAATACCTGAGCTTCCTGCTCCACATAATCCAGTGATAAACCAATGCGCCAAAGCGTATCCTGCGCAAGCTGGCATTTCTTTGCCGTCTAGTTTTGCGGAAGAAAA